CCTGCCCAATCACAGTTAGCATACATATACTCACGTTGGTTTTGATCTCTCATATCAAATCTAACGTGTTTAGCAGGTGCTTTCCATGAAGCAGGTTTGTAAACCTCTCCTGTATCCTTTCTAACAAAGGCGTGAACCCCTGCACTCTCATACTTACCATTGCGATAATCATTCTGAATTATCTTAAAATATGTTTTACCTGATGAGATAGTAAACTTGATGCACTCCTCATCATTCTCAATCTTGTTTATTCTCTCTTGTAGATACTTGTCGGTTGCCCCAGACATTGCCTGATTATTCATAGCAGAGCGTAATGAATAATTCTTGTATTGCAATTCAAGGCATCTACATAGTGTTTCTGTCCACCTGAGAACTTCTGTTCTGTTTGCTGCTTTTTGTAGTGTTGCCATGATAATAATGTTTGTTGTAAAAAAAGGAAAGGAAAGGTAACAAACACAAAACCTTTCCTCTCATATTCTTATAATACTGTGTGGTCTGCCTCAATGCAACCATCACTGTGCCACTTCCTCAACTGTCCACTACTGAATCTTTTGTAAAGGAAATGACCTAACAAGGCAAGAAAACCAAGTCTTAACATACCATTGCCAAAATCATTTATTTGATTAAGGGCGGGTCTCATACCATGCCTTTCTAGTGAAACTGGTTTTGACCTGTATCTCTCTGATCCCATGTCTGTATTATAATTGGGTGCGAGAAACAAAATACTCGTAAGTATTTGTTTCCCATACTCTATTATGGCATTATATTATTTGTTTGTCAACCTCTAAAATCAAATGCCTCTTTTCTCTCCGTCTTACTTAAATTTGTACACCGCCAACCATAATCGCCATTGGTAACTATTGTGGGCATGATATTCATTGATAGTGTTATTCTATTGTCGCCTTCATTATTACTGTATCCATGTATAATTTGTGATGGAAATATTATAAGTTCGCCTTCATTCACTACAATTTGATTGTCCTCGTTGTACTGAGTATATTTTGCTCTAAGTATATTCAAAGAGGGCACCATGTTTGGATATGAGTTTTCACTTTTTGAGAAGTGTGTGTTCACATGATCTTTTTTTGCATCAAAGTTTACATAATATATGCAAGATAGATATGAATTAGCGTGTTGATGTGGGTGCTGTGTACCACCTTTATTACTAATATTATACCAACTGTCAGTTACTTGTACTGTCTCTTGTATGTAATCTCCTTTTATTTCTTTAGCATAGTATTCTGCTTGTTGTTCACACCAGTTTCTAAATCTGCCATATCTCTCATCATTATGTAATACTGAGTAATGACCAACGTGTTTTAATTCTCTTGAATTGATATTATATGATAACTGATTAACTTCTTGTTCTTTTATTTCTTCCAATACAGTTTCCTTGACCTTACTATGAAATGGGCAAGGTATGATAGCAACAGGTGTTGGCAGTATGTTTACGACTTCCATATTATAGTAGAGGGTAATCCCATAGTTTACCTGACCTAAACGTAGTCATGGCAGTGTGTCTCTCATCTTTTGTTAGTGGTTCAATCCTAACGTCATTGATATATCTAGGCATCAAATTACTTGATACTGTAATTCTATTGTCTGTGTGGTTAGTTGTATAACCATGGCAAGTATTAGCAGGCCACAATAACAACGAACCTTCAACTCCTACGACTTCATTAATATAATTATACTTTGTTTCTTTTTGATTTGTCAACATATATGCAAAGTAATCTGGATAGTTCATACTATTATTTGGTCTATAAAAATATGTTGGCGAGTGTGACTCATCATCAAAGTTGACATAATATAAGGCACACACGACAGAATTAATATGATAATGACCTGATTGTCTGCCACCAGAATTGCATACATTTAACCAACTATCTGTCAATAAGAAGTCTGAAGTATCATAACCTAATATATCCTTTGCATATATCTCTGCCTGTGTCTGTATCCACTCTCTAAAATCTTTATACTTATCACTTGATAGAGGTGAATAGTAATCAAAATGTTCTAATCCTTTAGCATGAGCATCTACTTTCTGATACTCATAACTCTTGCCATGACTATTGATCTCATCAGTAAGTAATGACTTCACCTTGTCATGCTCTGGGTACATCACTGCTCCCAACTGTAGAGGTAGTACATCAACTACTCTCATCAACTTGCACCTTTCTTTGCACCTAACCCATTAGGTCCCCAAACTGCTTCCAAGAATGAGTCAGGTAACATTTCTCTTGGAGCAGCACTCGTATTGAAACTCATAGTAATCCTCTCGCCTTCTGTATTATTAACTCTACTACCATGTTCTAACCACGAGGGAAATAGATATAAATGATTTTCTTTAATTGGAATGTCGATCTCATATACTCCATAAGGTGTGGGTTGTATGTTATGAATACACATCATGTATGGTTTAAGTGGCGATACCACGAAAAACTGTCCAAAATCTCCCTCTGGCAACTGTAGATAAAAGGCACCACTAATAACGCTAGACTCATGCCTATGTGTGGCAGTGTAACCACCTTTAGGAAGTATATTATACCACGAACCACTGAGAATTACAGGGTAGTTTCCTATCTTAGTATTATAATCGTTCAGACATTCGTGAAAGACATCTATCATTGGTCTGCAACCATCATCATCTAGTGGGTCCCAACCACCATGAGAACTCACACCATTGACGGCAAGTGAGTGTTCATTATTCTTACCACTACTCTTGACATATTCTTTTAAATACTCTAAACCAGGCGCCTCTGTGAGATCATACTCTTCTAATAATGTGGGAAATAAATCCATATCAATTCCACTTACAATAATCTACATTGAGCACGACTCTCAAATCTTTATCGGTACATGATGTGCCTGCATGAAGCAAATTGCCTGGGAAAATCACTGCCCTATTCTCCTTAGACAACACTTTTTGTCCGTCCTCAAAATATGTATATCCATCATTATCATTGAAATATAACACACATATATGGTAGTTTGGTACGTTGGTATATTTACCATCATCGCCTTTGGGACCTGATACGTCAAGATGTAAGGGTTTCTCTTTTATCTTAGGTGTCCTTGGCGTTGCATTGAATTTAATTCTGTGTACAGCAAATGGGCATATTGATGTGAATACTGGTTTGACTATATTATAGATGTCAGATATTGGTTCAGAGTCAACATAACAACCATGAGAAAACTGTGGGCAACCATCGCCATCAAATACAGAGGTAGGCGAATAATACCAAGGCATACGCCCACCAAAGACATAATCCTTGATGGGCGTAAATAAGTCCTCTGGTATAAAGTTATCGTAAACTTCTATCACTTAGCAAGAGTCTTGTCTGACTTCCATGAATCCATAACTACAAAGTTAAGTGTTCTCTCTACTGGTATGCCATCTACTTGAGGCACAACCATGTGTTCAAACAAATCCATGAATCTATTATAGATTCTGTTTCCTTCTCTAGTGTTCCATGCTTTCTCTGAATCATCACTTGGGTGGAAAACAACTATAGTGATGTATGGTTTTGCAGGGTTCAAGAGAAGATGATCTATCAACTCATTATCGAACTTGTTTGTCATACCTGACGAAACAGAAAATACTAGTGTGTTACTGTCTCTTAGATCATTACACTTGTTCTCTATGATTTTCTCATTACGAGCAAGTTTCCAGTTAACACGCATCTTACCAGCGAGGCGATTCTTTTCAGCAACATACTGTTCTCTCGCCATCTTTAAGATGCTATTCTGTTCTGACTTAGTTCTAACTCTAAGACCTTCAAGTATCATCAAACATCTTGAAGAACTGAAATCAAACTTTGGGTCTGCAAGTTTGTTCATAACCAAAGTCTTTACAATATCCTTCTTACTGTTTGATGTCTTGTGCTTCTCATCTTCCTTGTTAGCAAGTTTAGATAAGTAATCTTTCTCAAGTGGAGATAAAGTCTTAGCAATTTCATCAGGCAAGATTGCAACTGGTATGTCAATACAATTCTTTGCTTGTTCTGCAGCGGAAAGTGTGTGATTTCCATTAATTAACTCATTGTCAATAATGAAGATAGGGTCACAATTAGTTGTATTCCCTGCATTTGCTTCAATCAATCCCTTAATCTTACGAATTGACTCTTTACTCTCTTCCTCTGCTCTACCTTGATACCTAGCAACCTTTACCCAATTTTGAAGGGGTTGGCGTTCTGGAAGGTCAAACTCTCCCTTTCTTCTTCTCTCATCAATGTCGATACACTTTTGAATATCTAATCCTTTGTGTGAGAATGAAGGCGAACCATTACTCTGATTGTAATAGAGTGGATTGTTTCTTGCATTTGCCTCAGAGAGGATTGCGTGTTCAGCGTCTTGCATTTGTTTGTATGTTCCGTATTTGAGTATTTTGTATATTAAAACAGGTTTCTCCCCTGACATTACCTTTCTAAAATCAGGATTCTTTGAACTCTCAAAGTAAGTGTCCTCAGGCAATCCCTTATGAATACCAACATATTTCATTAAGTTCTCAATATTTGTGAACTCATAGAGATACGCTGCTCCACTCCCTTCGAGTGGTATGTATTCTTTAATGGCAGGCGGAAACTGTTTCATAAACATACTCTAATAGAGTTTTTATTATCTGTCAACTCTTTCTTTTTTTCTTAACATTTTCTTCATAAAGAAGTTTCCACATCTTAGGATTTAACTTCTTAATGGTTAGTTCGTCAAGTTTCTTTGCTTCCTTTTTCATTCTCAAGAATCTGTAACATTTCTAATGCACCTGACACCTTCAAGAATTCTTCTTTTTTTACTTCAAACGCCTTTGTTAACTCTTGGAGTTCTGCCTGAAGTTCTGTTGCTCTTTTTGTCAACTCTTCTCTGTGACTCATAACTATATGTACACTTAATCTATATATTATACCATAATAAATAGAATTGGCAAGGTATCACTACATAACAGAATGGATATTAACCAAATAGATTATGAGATAGAAAATAATCCAGAATTACAACACACAGAAGGCAATCCAACTGTAGGAAATGTCATGTGTAAACATGATGTAGTCTATAAAACTCTGGCGAGTGTCGGAGACTTTGAGTGCCGTGTTCATTACTATGATAACGATTATGATGAATCAAGAACTACTGATGGAATTAAGAGAATACATATCGTACCAACTGAATCATTTATAACTGATAGACATGATATAAACGAGTTATTAAACGTAGCAAATCATCATTGGCCTGAAGGTGTAATATTTGCGAACCCTATCTTTAGGAGAAATGGAACTGCCTTTAATGCTAACAAAGATTTAAAAGATTGTGTAAAATATATGTCAGGTGTGGCAGCATACTATGGGGCATCAAAGGATAAAATTATATCTATTGATATTGAAGATGGTAATAAGATGTATGAAATGAGTTATGATGTTGCCTCTGCAAAGACATATTCAGACGTATCAAATGGTGTTTATAATGCTTCCGAACTTGGTATTATTGGTAATGGTAGTCTCCAACTGAATTATACGACTAAATTTGGCACTGGTGCGATTGATATGAGTGAGATTATAGACACGTTCAATGCAGGCAATAACATAGATGCCTACCACAGGGGTCAAGGTATTGCAGATATAAGTCAAAACAATAATATCCCTAAGAGTGGTTCTATATCATTCAGTGATTTTAGAAATGTTGTAAGTAAATGCACTGCTGAAGTAAATGGAAACTGGCAGCATTGTCAAGTAAGATATGAGATCTTTGGAAGTACGATTTATACATCAAATATGCCAAAGAAAATAAACATCAATGGAAAGGTAGGTGGCACAACTTCTAACCCTGCTATACGATTTGCTGGTGGTGGTAATGGAAATATGGAACTTGAAATAACTAACAATACTGATGGATTCCCTGTTAGGAGTTATGCAGCAGGGGGAGGCAATGGTTCTACTAACACTGCTAACAATGGTGGAAATGGAAATAACGCATACGATAATGTTGTAGTGAATTCTGCCGTCTTAATCAACACTCTATCACAAAGTCGTATCCGAGGCGGTGGCGGAGGAGGCGGCGGTGGCGGCAAAGGAGGTAAAGGCGGCGGTGGCGGTCACGGCGGAAGTTATCAGTGCGGTGGTTGGTTCTGTTGGAGTACTTATAGAGTGTGTAGTGGTAATGGGGGAACAGGTGGTAACGGAGGCAATGGAGGCAACGGAGGCACAGGTTTCGGATATAGATGGAATGGAAATAACGCCTTTACAGAGTACTTCAGTTCTCAGGATAGAGCGGGAGGTGGAGGCTCTGGAGGTTCAAATGGAAATAGTGCTGGAGGTGGAAAAGGCGGCAACGGTGGCGGTGGCGGCACAGGTGGAGATTTTACTGCAAAGGGGTCTAATGGCGCAGATGGGCAAAATGGTAATAATGGTGGCGGAGATTTTGCTGGCTGTGGAGGATTCCCAGGCGGTCAAAACGGAAAATCTGGTTCAGACAAAGGCACTGGTGGTAACGGAAAATCTAACTTTACAATAGGTAGTGGTGGTAGCGTAAGTCTCCCTTAAGTTAATCCATATATTAATTCTGATTTAGTTCCCTCTGAACTAGCAGTAACAATCGTAGCACCATGAACTGCTGTGTCTATTGTTTCCCATGTAGATATTTCATCTATCCATGTCTCTGGAAACCAAGTAAAGGCACTAGCAGATGATGCTATATTTGATACAGAGGTCTCATGTGATATTCTTCTTTCATTGTATGCTGTCAAGTTATCATAAGGTGTAGTTCCTTCTGGGGCATCTTTTTTATAATGAGTTCCCAAAGCATAACCAATATTTTTAACTAAACCTGATTCATTAAACTCCACTACTATCTCTATCAAATTATTATCCTGATCGTCCGCCAAGACCTCTACACAATCAGATAATCCTTTGATATTGATGTATGTCTTTGTATTACTTCTAGTTCCCATGTATTTCAATACATCTTCTGATAAATTTCTATCAGTCTTGAATAATGCTATTCTTATTGTCTTATTGAGTCTGCTTATATCAGCAGTATGAATAGCATAATTTTCAATGTCTGCATTGAATAGTTCTAACAAACCTTTCAATGATGATGTATCAGTATTACCTGTAGTTTCTGCAGCAAGATTACATAGAGCATCTATTGTAGGAGCAAATAGTGGGGGATCTTCAAAATATAATACCTCATGTGTCATTATATCATTGACAAAATAACAAGACTTCCACTGTAGTAGAGATTGAAATAATACGCTCTCTCCTATATGTCCGTCAAAATATTGATACTGAGTGATACCTGTAGGTATCTGAAATCTAAATCCGTACTCTGTTGTCTTGCTCTCTGATCTATTAATATGTACTCCCTGACTGTATGTTGAAGAAAATAGGTCAGGATAAATCTCCATGATGCTTTTTACTGCCTCAACATCAGTCAAACTACACAAATTAGGATACTTCCCAGTATTTGCTATGCTAGTAAGTTTTTCTATGTCAACCATTGATCTCCTTTGTGATAACTGAACCAAACAATTACTGAGTATCTTGTGCCTTTGGTTATTGGTTTTACCTCGTGCATGAATAGATGGTTACTGGGAGAAACGTGCATACAATTGGCATGTTTTTCCACGATATGTTTGTCCCAAAAGCAAAGTTCTCCACCCTCATAGTCATCATTTATATTGAATGACACCGTTGTTGACCCAGCATCGCCGTCCAAATCTACATGTTTAGTTAGATAACCACCTTCGGGATATTTACATAAGTAATATCCTGAGTATTTATCGTAACAGTCTGTTGGTAGATATGGGTGGTAATGTCCATATATCTTGGGCATTATCTTGAGATGTGCCTTATGAATTAAACTATACAATTCTCCATGCTCAGGTTCTACTCTCATTGTTGATCTCCAACCCCTGATCCCATAGTAAGGATCATGCGAAGGTGTTTCTGGATCAGGAAATTCTAATTCTCTGCATAGTTCGAGCAATCTTCTATGATCGACTGTACGAAGAACATTCCGATTATGAAAGAGATAGTGAAGTAATCCGTCTGTTTCATTCTGCATTTGTATCGAGGTTTAAACTATCAGCGTGTACAAAACCAGACATTGATACTCTGGGTTCATCTTTGTACCACCCATTTTTCATAAAGGCAGTATGCCACATGAAAGCGGGATATATTATCATTCTGTTGAATTTCATCTTAACATGATGTTCTTCTTCCCAAACATCTTCAATCAACATAGTATCATTATCTATCAAGTCATCAGCCTTGGCAGAAAAATCATACGACCACTCTTTGTATTTCCAATACTCCTCAGTCCTCTTGAATGGTTTATGTATATACTCTGTATTAGTTAGGCCAGTTGCCTCATGGGTGAAGAATGAAGTTCCGCCCTCACCATCACTCAAATACAATACTGTTGCATATACTGCTCGGTCAACGTGTGGTTGGATCGAAATTCTATGTACCTTCTTATCACTGTACATAGCATTTATTTGGTGCATTACCCTTACTTGATCTGGATCAACGTTCTTAAAATCTGTACACTTTTGAATCATATGTCCAGTTAACTTCGACAATTCTTTTAGTGAAGCGTGCAGTGTTGATTGATAGCCTGGAAATACCTCGTCTGGGTGGCCAACGTGTGGATTATTATATTGCATAGGCAATTTCTCCACAACCTCACTAATAAAGTCATGGGGATTCTCCAACACATTATCAATAGTGATAATATGATGTGATTCTAAGTTAGTGACTTCATATTTTAATTCATCGTTGACTTTATGAGTCTTATCATCTAGTAAATTCAAGTGCATTTAGTTATAATTCCAAATTATATTCAGCGATCATACCGAACATCTTACTTTGTATATGTTCTAGGTATGATTTATTGACTGGCGGTATGTCCTCAAATTTATTAAGGTACTCGGTGATTGTATGGTGAAGTATTCTCACCTCTTCAATCCCCATGACTGCATTACATTGCCAGTCTCCCTCTCGAAACTGTTGAGGTTCATACTTATCCATTTTTTAGTTCATCAATCTCGCCTTTAAGTTCCTTGATTGCCTCTATGAGCAGAGGAACTAACTTATCATACTTGACTGTTAGGTAATCGTCTATAGGTCTGCAAGCAACTGCCTCTGGTAATACTTCTAATACCTGTTGAGCAGATACACCTGAGTGTCTACCAGCTGGCAAGTTAAGTTCTCTACCTGTCTCATTGAACTCGTATGTAAATCCACTTAACTTAAGAACCTTAGCGACTGCACCTTCTATCTGTTCAAGACTTGTCTTAAGTCTCATATCAGATGCGAGAGCAGTGATGTCTCCATTCACAGTCAAGGCGTTTGTTCCAGCATTGTAATAGAGACCTGTATCTCTATACACACTTGCAGTAGCGGATACACCATTATTGGTCATCAATAGGTTGAAGTTTCCGCCTGGTCCATCAGAGTTAGCAACATTGACTGTACTTGCGGAGGCAGAGTTACCATTGATACTACCACTGATAGTATTTGAAACTGTCAGTCCATTTACAGTCAGGGTACTTCCATTGAACTGTAAGTTATTACTGGTTGTGGTTGTATTTGATGCACTGTTATATGGTATTCTATTTGCACCACCGACTACGTTTGTTGCAGTTGTCGCTGTGAGTGAGTTACCATTGAACTGAGTTCCTGTGGAGGCAGTAAATGACCCTGTGACAGTCAGGTTACTAATAGAGTTTGTACCTGTGATAGTTGCATCAGCACCTGTGATCCCATCAGGGAAAGAACCCGATCCACCAGTAAAACTACTCGCAGTAATAACATTGACCTTCGTACTACCATTGGAGTCTCTACCCATGATAGATGCACCTGATGTCCAGTTGCTGTCTATCATTGTAAGACCATCAAGTAAGTCAGCGTTCAAGTTTACACACTTGATTTGTGATGATGTCTTGATTGGAGGTACGTTTGTTGCAACAGATTCAAACTGGAATGACTTGATCTGTCCAGCAGGACCTGCATCAATAGTCATGTTTGCATTGTTACCAGCACTCAAGTCAGTAATGATACCAACGTCAGAGGTGACTTTAGGAGCACATAGACCATCACCACCTGATACCATATTGATTCTTTCTATGGTAGCAGCATAACCAACAATACAAGTGTAGATACCAGCGTTAGCAAAGATAGTTAATTGTTCTGCATTATTACCAGAACCAGCTGGATACTTACTACCAATCTGTCTGGTAGTTATAGCATCAGAATCTACATCATTAGAGAAGTAGGCATCAGGCCCGATCAAGTCATCAGTAAATGTAATGTCTGTACAAGTCAGGTCAGCAATGTTTGCAAGTTCAATATCTGCGTTACCACCACCAGCAGAAGGAACTGTTAGATTAGTGATAGTTGCATTTGTAACTGTCTCATTAGCAATGGT